CGTGAAGCCTGCCGTCGCCAGCTTTGCCGAGCTTTCAAGGATGCCCAGCGCGTCGGACATATCCTCGGTGGCGGGGATGCCTGCCGACAGCGCCGAATAGAGAGCGTCGCCGAAGGTGGAAGCGGCAAGCCCCGTGGAGCCCGACAGAGCCAGTATCTCGCTGTTGAGGTGGGCTGTGTCCACGGCAACGTCGCCGAACAGTGTGGATGCCTTTGCCATGGATGTCTCAAATGCGCTGCCGAATTCCACGACAGCCGCCGCGCCTGCGCTGATCGCGGTGGATGCCGCAGCGACGGACGCGCCTATGGCGGCAAAGCTGCTCTTGGCTATGCCCTGTATTTTCGATAGGCCCTTTTCAAAGCCTGTGTTGTCTATTTTTGTGTCAAAATGCAAAGTGCCGTCGGCCATGCTTTTCACCTCTCGATGTTATCGCATGGCTCAACGGCTCTGTTGCGTTCAGTTATTCTGTTTGCCGCCGGAGATGCTCAGTTCAGCTTCCTTCCGGCAATTTTTACAGCGGATATACACACCGCTGCACTGTGCGTTGTTGGTGTAGATCACCAACCGCTTGCCGCAGTGAGGGCAGACCGCCCACCTGCGTTCGATGGCAGGATAGTCCATCACATGATCCCTCCTGCGAAAAGCGCGCCTGCGGCAGCCGCTTTCTCCTCCTCGGAAAGAGCGGACGGCAGTGCGTAGATGTTTTTCAGACGGGTAATGCGCGCACGTTCTTCCTTGCTTTTGATCACAGACAGATCAGCGGTGCGATAGCCCATGATCTTTACCAGCTCGGTGTCGCTGCCCAGACCGCGGAACAGCGCTCTGAACCGCCACCAGTGCATCTCTGCGTCGGTAAGATCAATGCCGTACTCCGACTGAAAGGCGGCGCAGATGTACTCCGCATCGTGCTCGTAGCTGTAGGCACGGGAACTGAAGCCCTTTTGCGCCGAAGCGAGCTGACGCTCGGGAAGTGTCCTGCCGCAGCAGTAGAATTCCACCGCCGCGTTCCACGCCGCCTGCAGATCGCCGAACGTCATTTCGGGATACCATATCCCCAGACCGGCGGCGATCTTTTCCGCCGGATCCAGCTCGCGATCCTCGGTGATCAGCAGCTCAAAGAGGATCCCTGCCCGAAAGTCGGTGTTGATGGGATGTTCCGTCCCGTCGATGGTGACCGTTTCGGGCAGGGGATCAATCAGCAGGCAGCGGTTCATTTCTTGCCCTGCAGCCTGCGCTGCAGACGGGCAGGAGAATAACGGGACTGCAGCTGATTGCGGAACTCGATGTGAGCGCGCTGCTGCTTTTCCACGAACTCGAGGAACTGCAGATAGATCTGCTGGCAGTGGTTGAGGTTCTGCTTTCCGCCGAGGATGGCGTCACCTGCGCCGCTGCCGAAAAGCCCGTCGTAGAGGTCGCGGTGCATGGCGTACACCTCCCTGATGTAGACGGAGACCTTGCCGTCCACCGGCAGGGATTTTTCCCGTGCGATCATCTGTTCGAAGGTGTCCTCATAACGTGCGGCAACGTCGGCATCGCTCAGGTCAAGCTCATAGGATTTGTCGTTGATGCTCCAGGTCGTAAGGCTCATGGCTCAATACCTCCGTGATGAATCAGGTTTCTTCGGGATCTTCGGCGGTCTGCTCGGGGTCGTCTGCAGCTTCGGGAGCAGCAGCCTCGCCGGCGGTGAATTTCTTTGCAGTGCCGTCCCAGACACCCTCGACGATGTCGCCCACCGCCTTGAGAGTACCGGAGTAGATCATGGCGTCGGTGCCGTCGCCGCGTGCGTCGGGAATTACGGCATAACGGCGCTGATAGGCGCGCAGACCGCCCTCGACCTCCTCCCACTCATTGACCAGGTACACCGTGACCTGCGCATCGGTGCCGATCAGCTCCCTGTCGGTGATCTCGATGATCTTCCTGATAACGGGGTCCTCGCTGTACACGTCGGTGGAGTAGGAAATGGACGGAGCGTAGCCTACGACGTCCGTGCGCTCGGTGCGCTCGTGGATGTACTGGCGGCTGTACTCCTTGGGGTTCTTGCTCTCGGAAAACGAGGTGAAGCCCTCGCCGATGAGCGAGTATACGGGTGCGTCAGCGGTGCCTGTATCCATGTACGCTTTCCACTGATCGCGGCTGATGAGCTTGTTCATATGAACGTCCTCCTTAGTTATTTCTGTGTGTAGGTCAGGCGGCACTGTATCTGATACCGTGCCGCGAATTTCTGGGAATCCTCATCCAGCAGGTACGCCGTGGAGATCCCCTCGATTTTCTGGGCGGTCATCCCCTCGGGCAGACGGGGAAGATTGCGTGCGGAATTCTGCTCCTCGATCCACGCGAAGATATCCTCGCACAGACCGCTGCCCGAAATATTCTGCAGAGTGTCCTCGCCGTAAGCCTGACGGGTACCGATGATGAAAAGATACTGCCGGAGGGTGGAGCCGCCGACGTACCGCTTGATAACGGGATCGCAGGGCACACACTCCAGCGTAAAGTCGTTCTCCTCCGAGCCGAGATAATCAGTCCTCAGCACACCCTCGGCAATGCGAGGGCAGGCAGCGAAGAATTCGGTCAGATACTGGATGATGGGTGTCATACAAAACCACCCGCTTTCTTTGCGGCGGCGCGGAGAATTTCGTCCTTGTGGTCGATCTTCATGCGCTCAAACCACAGCTTGCCGCGCTTGCCGCCGTGGGCTGTGCCCTCGATGCCGTTGCCTGCGTTGCTGTAATACTGTCTCGGCGCGTAGGGTGTCTTGTAGCGTACGTCACCCGAGCCGATGAAGGTGTGCCTTTTGGCATCCTTCATCGTTCCCGAGAGCATTGGTACATAGGGATCGCTGAGACGGATGACCTCGCTGTCGATGAGATACTGCACCGAGCCGCGGTTGTTGAGCCCACGCTTTTTGATGATGTAGTCAATGTCGGACAGCTCAAGCCGTCCGCTGAAGCTCATGCTCATACGCCGCTCACCTCCACGTGCCGAACATTCTCCGAGCCGTAGTCATGCACGACCGCCGACGTTACCGTCAGGCTGCCGCGCACCGCCAGCAGCTCGCGACGGGACGACTGATCGGACAGCGCCGAATGATCGCCGGGGATCAGCACATCGTCGGGCAGTATGCTGCGGCTGACATCGTTGACGGGCAGCAGCACGGTGCAAGTATCCGCCTGCACCTGTCCCGTGCCTGCCGTGCGGCGGCTCAGCGTGCCGCAAAGCATACATCGGTCGATGACGCTGATCTTCCACTGCCGGTCGCCCAGCCTGTGAAAGAGCGTGACGGTCTGGTTGCCGATCATGCGTACCCTCCTCTGTATAGCAGCCCCGTGTCCCCCAGATAGCGCATGACCGCGCTTCGGCAGCGTGAGAGCTGCCCCTGCGCGGAGGTGTCGCTGTAGGTGACGGACACATGGGCTGTGGTCTCGGAGGCAACACGAGCAGGGGCAGCATCGTCGGCGATCAGCTCGTCGATGATGGCGCACTGCGCAAAATGCACCTTGCGTTCCAGTACAGGGTCGGTAACCTCACCTGCACGCCCGAAGGTCAGGGTATCCATCAGTGCCGCCGCACGCTCAAAGGGCAGCGCGTCGCGATCCTTGAACCGTCCGCAGTAGATGTCGCGGTAGAACTCTGCTCCATTGCTGTTGTCCAGCATCATGCCGCCTCCTTTGGATTATTCGTTGCCGCTTGAATCGGGATCGTTACTTTCGGGGTCAGAAGGATCACTTCCGGTGTCGGAAGGATCACTCTCTGTATCGGGTATCTCAGGCTGTGCGGAGGAAGGGTACTCCGCCGCGATTTTTTCAATGATCTCTGTTACCGTGTCACCGCTGATGGTGGCGCCGGTCATCAGCTCACCCAGAGCGCAGAGGGCGTCGGTCAGTCTGCTCATGGCTCAGCCCTCCGTCAGGATGCAGCAGTCAGCGTGATACTCTGAGTAACTGCTGCGCTGGCAACAGTCACACCGACCTCGCTTGCGGTGAAGCCCTTGGCCTTAATCTTGGCGGTGTAGCTGCCTGCGGGCAGATTGAATACGCACTGACCGTTTGCATCGGTCTTGAGACGAGCGCCGCCGATGGAGACGTAAGCGCCTGCTACGGCGCTCTCACCGTCGGTCACAGTGAAGGTGATGGTCTGGGTGGTCTGGGGCGAGGAGGGCTCCAGATAGGCAAAGGGGCAGCCGGTGCGGTCGCTGTCAAGTCCGGTGACGGGATTGGGCAGTGCCCAGCCCATGCGGAAGACAACGCGCAGGGCGATCATGTCCTGCTGAGCGAGGTTGTAGACGATATTGCCGGTGGCAGGATCCTGAATAACGCTCTCGGTGAGAATCTTGGTGGTGATGTCCTGACGGATGGCGTATACCGCCTGCTTCCAGTCGCCCACCACCATCTGTGCGATGGCGGGATCGTAAGCGCCGGAACGGGGGAAGCGAATAGGCTCGCCGTCGAGGTCGTACTGGGACTTGCCCTGGACGGAGGGAGTGAACAGCGGACGACCGATGTCGTCGCGCAGACCGCGCAGCTTGCCGCGCATGGACGTGGCGGCGATAGCGCCAGTGTGCATATAGCCGTACTGCTCGATCTTGGAGATAACGCCGTTTTCGCCCATGATATCCTCATAGAGGTCGACGGTCGCGGCGACGTTGTTGCCTGCCTGACGGGCACGCTGGACGATAGAAAGCGGCCAGCCCTCAGGCTTTGCCTTGCCGAAGATGATGGCCTCGTCCACACGCTTGCCGATGGCCTCGATGACGCGGGGAGTGATCTCACCCATGATATCGAACTCGGCATCGTCCAGA